GGTTTCGTGATTCGGACCGATCGCGCGATCTACGGCATCGACCCGATCACCGGGCCGCTCGATTACGAGAGCGCGAAGCTCCTCAATGGGTGGTTGGATCCATGAGCGCAATCGGAGGTCACGGGCGAGAGCGCTAGCGCCGCGCAGTTTTTCAAAGGTGGGTACCTCGCAGTTGACGCTGCGAGGCCCCGGGTGAAGCCGTCCGACCGAAGGCCTGACCGCCCCGCTTACGGTGAAGGGTAGTATTCCCGGATCTGTGGGTCAAGCCGCCTAACTGGCCGGTAACCCGAGCTGTGGGAGGTGCCACATGGCAACCTGCTATCAGTGCGGCAAGCCGATCGTTTTTCGTTGGATGAACGGTCGGATCGTGCCGATCCACGTCAAGTAGATCGGTGATGCCCGAGGGGAGGATCGCAAGGCGACCTCCCCTCACTATTTTCGGTCCACCGTCGAGCCGCCCACCGCTCGAGCTCGTCGGCGAGCCGCTCGCGCAGCCGACGATCGGCGGCGAGGTCCTCGACCTTGCGCAGCGCGATCGCGTGGGCCCGCGCCGTGCGCGGCCACGTTGCGTTTGAACCGCAGCGCTCGCGCACCGTGCGCGCCCAGCGCTCGCCGCGACACGCGGCCACACCACGGAGCTGCGCGAACCCGTTCTCGAGGCACGAGCCGCACAGCCGATCGCGCGGGCACGCGCACAGCATCACCTAGCGTCGCGTGTCGGTCTGACGTCGTGCAGGGTCAGGGCGACGCCGCGGAATTCAACCGGCAGCTGCGCGCCGCGTGAGCGTCACGGCCACCGCCAGCGCCCCGGATCCGGCCCCGTCGTGGGCGGCTTGACGGTCGGCACGCTGTTGCAGCTGCAGGCCGTCGGCTCGGCGTCAATAACCGTCTGCCAGCGGCCGCACCATGCGCAGCGCAGCGTGATGTACGTGCGGCCGCGGTGGATCTCGCGGCTGTGCTCGCGCCAGCTCACGGCTTGCGCTTTCCCGCGCCCGCGCCGAAGCCCCAGTTCTTGTCGCGCTGCCGCGCGCGCGGCAGCGGCGCATCGCTGCCGGGGTCGAACGGGCGCGCCGGCACGCCGTCGATCAGCAGCTCGCCGGCGGCGTGCGTGACGACGCGCGGCTTCGCGCCGGCACAGAGCGAACACGTCGCAGGCGTGGAGTGACGACCGTGCGGACAGCTCACGCCGCCATCGGCTCCCACGCCAGATGCGCGTAGGTCGCGGGGCCGCCGATCCCATCGACGTGCAGGCCGCGGAGGTCCTGGTACGCGCGCAGGTCGTAGTCGACGCTGCCGTGCGCCGCGTCGCCGAGCGCCGACTTGAGCCGCGCGAGCGCTCGCGTCCGCCGCACACCGATCGGCGTCGCGCCCGACAGCACGTTCCAGCGGTTCAGATCGCACTGCCCCGCGAACCCGGCGATTCGGATCGCGTCGCCCGCGAACTGGTGATCCTGCCAGTTGTCCGCGTCGCCGCCGGCATGCGGCACCGGGGGCGCCTTCGCGCCGGCCTCGGCCGCGATCTCGCCGCCGGCATTGCCGTGCGAGGCGAACGCGTACCGCGCGACGAAGAAGTCGCACTCGGCGAGCTGCGCGTTCGCGGCGCCGGCGAGCGTGTCGGCGTCGTCGGTGTCGCAGACGCGCGCGCTGCAGTAGGCGACCTTCGCCACGCCGGGGAGCGCGAGCTCGAGCTCGGCGAAGACGTCTCCGAGGAACGCCGCGACGCGGGCGCGCTCGGCCCTCGCGAGCCCCTTCGCGCCGAACTCGATGTCGACGATCGGCGGGAGCCTGCCCGGCCGCAGCCTCGCGCCCTCGAGATACGCCGCGACCTGCGCCTTCGCCGGCGCGGCGCCCGCGCGGTAGTCCGGCATCATGTACGCGCCGGCGACGAGCCCGGCCGCCTCGATCCGATCGAGCATGTCGGACGCGTGCTCGACGTGCACGGCGGTGCCGTAGTTGTCCGCGTAGATCGAGTAGGACGCGCGCACGTACGCGTACGACAGCCCGTGCGCGGCGATCGCCGCCTGGAAGCCGGGGTGGTCGCCGTTGCCGTCGAACGGGAAGAAATCGAGGCCGATCACGGCTGCACCTCGAGGCACGCCGCCGCCGCGCGGATCCACGCGTGCTCGCCTTCCAGGTAGCCGACGAGCTCGGCGACGGCCGCTTCGGGCAGCACGAGGCTACCGTCCGGTCCCGGTTGCGGGACCAGCGCCAGCCCGGCCGACAGCTTCGGCAGCGGGCACGGCGGCCGCGGCTGCACCACCGTCACCGGCGGCGGCGACATCGGCAGTGCCAGAGGCGGGCACGAGGGTCTCGTGCAGGACGCCAGCGAGAGCGTCAGCAGGATCGGCGTGGACGCGCGCATCGGTCAGCTCCTTCTCGGCCGCGGCGAGCGCGGCCTGCGTGGCGGTCAGTCGCTTCGCGAGCTCGTCGCGCGAGGACTCCGCGCCGAGGCGCGCGGCGTGCTCCTGGTCGCGCGCGAGCTCGGCGACCTCCTGCGCGCGCGTCGCCGCGGCGCCGGCGTCGAGCGCGGCCTTGTAGTCGGCGCCGTTGCCGCGCTGAAGCCACGCCTGTAGGCCGATCACGGCGAGCGCCAGCGCGACGACGACGCAGAACGCGATCACGACGACGTCGGTCATCGGCGCCGCCGATCCGCGACCCACCACGCGGCGAACGCCGCGAGCAGGAACAGGCCGAAGGCGACGCGGGTCACGGCGTCGGCGTGCCCGAGGACGGGTTGCCGGCGGTGCCGCCGGGCAGGATCACGGGGAGCGCGGCCGGCGTGTTCGCGCTGACGGCCGCGGCGAGCGGATCGACGCTCGCCTTCAGGTCCGCAGAGAGCTGGTCGAGCGCGGCCGAGTTATCGCCGGCCTTCGCGGCGGCGATCGCCGCGTCGAGGCGCGACTGGAAGCCCTGGATAAGGGCGACGGCCGAGGCCGCCACGGTCTTGACCTGGGCGACTTCGGCGGTGAGGTTGTCGAGGGACTGGGACATGTGCGCGAGCCTTTCGATGAGTTGGTCGAGACGTCTGCGGAGATAGGTGCTCTCGAGGGACACGGCCTAGGCCGCCGGCTTCGTCGGGTTCATGACGAGGCCGACGGCGAGGACGAGCGCGCCGAACACCTGTTGCAGGTTCGGCGTCGTGCCCTGCGAGACCGGGATCAGCAGCACGCCGAGGGCGCCGAGCAGCGCCGCGACGTACACCGCCGTCTTGCCGCTCTGCAGCGCCTTGACGTGCGCCGACGCCTCGCGCAGGCCGAAGGCGAGCACGAGGATGCCGAGGCAGAACCACGCGCCCGAGTGGTACAGCTTCTCGGCGAGCGAGAGCGACCCGCTCGGGTCCGTGACCGGATCGGGCAGCGGCGCGGACGCGGCCGTCGATGCCGACCCCGCGGCCGAACCGAGGCCCGCGTCGAGCGGGACGGCGGCGCCGGAGTCGCCGAGCGCGACGCGGACGAGGCCGAACGAGAGGACGAATCCGAGGACGAACGGGACGAGCTTGCGCATGACGATTACCCTCCGAGGAAGTGCTGTAGAAGCCAGGCCGCCGCGGAGGCGACCGCGCCGGCGACGGCACCCCAGCCGCCGGCCTTGGCCTGTTCCCGTCGCGTGAGCGCGACGGCGATCTTGCGGTGCGTGTCGAGCGCGTTCGCCTTGTGTTCGACGGCGACGACGCGATCCTCGACCTTGCCGATGCGGTCGCCGAGGTTCGCGGCGAGCGCGTCGACGCGCTGGTCGGCGAGCGCCGTGGCCTGCTCGAGCTGGCCGATGCGCGTCGCCGCGCCGCCGAGGTCGGCGAACAGCCGCTCCATCTGGCGGGCGTGGTCGTCGTCGCGCTGCCGGCGCACGTCCTCGGCGCGCACCAGCTGCTCGAGCTGCGTCGCGACCTTCTCGTGCGCGGTCGGAAGGTGCTCGAGGCCGGCGAGTCGGTTGACCGCGGCGGCGAGCGTGCCGACCTTCTCGGTCAGCGCGCCCCACTCGCGGCCGGCGTGCTCGGCCTCGCGGCGAGCTCGCTGCTCGTGGGCGATGGCCTCCGCGTTGGCCTTCGACGCCGCGGCGAGCGCGCGCGCCCACTCGACGTCGTCCGGGATGTGGCGATCGAGCTCGCGCGTGTCGGCGGGCGGCGGCGTGTCTTCGAAGTCGACATGGACCGGGATGCCCCGCGGATCGGCGCGGCGTGCCTTGGCCTCGGCGAGCACCCGCTCGGTGGCGGTCGGCGCGCGACGCGGGCGCGGCGTGTCCTGGTCGTCGGGCACGCGTCGACGCTAGGACGCGCGCCGCGGAGGCTCCGGGATTACAGGTTGTCGCCGGCGAGCAGGTGGTTCCAGCAACGGCGGACGCGGCCGATCGTAACGTCGTACGGGCCGCCGGTCGCGCTGGACGTTGCGACCTTGAAGTACGAACGAATCTTGTCGGCGGTGAACGTGTTGCTCGTGACGTCGGCGACCTTGGCGCCGTTGAGGAACAGCCGGATGCGTGCGTGACCCGCGCCGGCCGAGCTCGTCGAGCCTCCGAAGATCTCGATGCGCACGCGGTAGACCGTCGAGGCGGCGATCGCGACGCCGCTGTCGGTGTTCGTCGTGCCGGCGCCGTCGACGACCTGCAGCTGCCAGTTCGCGAACGTGGCGTCGCTGTAGAGCGCGGCGAACCAGTCGAGCGCGCCCGCGTGGTTGTGCTGCACGCCGAGCCTGAAGAGTCGATGCGCCGATCCGTCCGTGATCGTGCCGGTCTTGACCATGAACTCGGCGACGTAGGCGAGGTTGTCGTCGAGCCACGCATCCCACGGGCCGGCCAGGACCGAGTTGCCGGCGTTCGCCGAGATCGCGGCGCCGACGAGGCGCACCCCGCGCTGATTGAGTCCGGATTGCGGATCGACGAGGGAGACCGCGTCGCCGGACGCCGAGGCTCCGAGCGTCGCCTGCGAGTACGTCCAGTTCGGCGACGGGATCACGTATGTGATCCGGCATCCGAACAGTTTGATTGTGGTCGTCTCGGTCGTGGACACCTGCAGGACTGTGTCGTCGCAGGCGGCGGCCGGGACGCCGCCGAACCCGATCTGCTGCGGACCCTGGCCGCTCGTCGGCGAGACCATCTGATCGGTCGTCGCGTTCCCGGTGCCGGTGTTGATCGACTTGAACACGCGCGAGGTGCCGGTGCCGTTCAGGTAGGTCTGATAGTCGAAGCCGATCGTGTCGCCGGCCGTCGACTTGTTGAACGACCACACGATGCTCGTGATGACGGCGTTCGGCGGGACGAGGTCGGACAGCGAGCACGACAGCGTTCCGCTCGCGGTGTTCTGCCAGAAGTTCGACGTGAAACTCCACGTCCCGCCGACGGACTGGAAGTTTCCCATCGGCACCTGGATCGTGACCGGCGCGGACTGCCAAGCCTCGTCGAGCTCGCTGACCTCGCCCATCCGGTAGCCGTTGTGGTCGACGAGCGATCTCGCGTTCCCGACGTAGTCGCGGTGCAGCGCGATCGGCGTGACCGTCGCCTCGGCGTCGTTGCCGAGGTCGGTGTGCCCGATCGCGAGTCCGTTCCCGTTGCCGCCGTTCGAGAAGAACGCGTCGACGAAGTTGTGCCACTGGTAGGCGCCGTTCTTCAGGTAGTTCTCGTACTGCGCGGGCGGACGCTCGGCGGTGACGTGGCCGACGTCCTTCTTCCCGCTCGGCGGGACGACGATCGAGCCGCCGACGTTGGCCCATCGGAACGTGTCGCTCGGCTTGGCTTGCGTGGTCATGGTGGCGTTCCTTTCACTCGCGCGCGTCGGCCATGCGGCCGCCGGTGGTGCCGACGTTCGTGTACGGGACGAGGTCGGGCTGACCGCCGTCCGTGCTGTCGCCCAGGCCGAGGCCGAGCTGCGTCGCGGCGTCGACGCGCGCGCCGCTCGCGTGCGTCTTGGTGAGCGGCGAGCAGTTCAGGAAGTGCGTCGCGTCGACGGCGCCGTACGTCACGGTCTCGACGTTCGCGCCGCCGACGTCGAGCGTCATCGTGCCCGAGCTCGGGAAGCCCGCGGTCGAGTCGACGGCGACGACCGTGCCGCCGATCGACAGCGATCCGGTCGTGAACGCGGTGACGGACGTGAAGTAGGTCGTCGCGTCGAGCGCGGGCTGCGTCCGCAGCACCAGCCTGATCCCCGCGTCGCGCGCGTCGCGCAGGAACGAGATCACGATGGCGGCGAGCGCGTCGGCGATCAGGTCGCCGGTCACGATGACCTCGACGGCCGCGACGCCGGGCCGCGCGATCGTGATCGTCGTCGCAACGTCGTTCAGCACGAGCCGCGTCACCGAGATCAGGTCCTCGATGCGGCCGTCCGAGGCGTTCGCCGCGACGCGAGCGTTCAGGTAGCGCGCGTAGTCCGAGTCCGAGAGGCCGTTGCGCGGCTGACCGACGATGACCCCGAGCGCGTCGAGTTGCGCGCCGAACGCGGTCGCGAGCTGGCGCTTCGTGAAGAGATCCCACAGCGCGGCCTCGAGCGGCTGCATGGTGCCGACGAGCGCGGACACGAGCGCGACGACGTTCGGCTTCGTCTTGAACTGCTCGAGCAGCCGTCCGAGCGCGCCGGCGACGTGGTCGAGCGAGCCGGGGGGCACCGTCGCCGCGGGCGGGTTGATCGACGCGTCCGGGATCTGCCAGATGAAGACGCTCACAGGACGTTCCCCTTCGCGTCGACGGCGTGGACGCGGAACTGCGCGGCGGCGCCGCGCGGCCACTGATCGTTGCGCCGGATGCTGAACGTGTAGCCGACGCCCGCGGAGCCGTCGCCGGCGATCGACGAGTAGAGCTGGTACGGCGGCACGAACCCGCTCGCCGCGCCGGCACCCGCGTAGATCTCTTCGGTGGCCGGCCGGTCGCTGAACGAGACCGAGATCTTCACGAACCCGATCGCGCTCGCCGCGTCGACGGTGGTGATCTGCACGACGCCGTTCTTCGCGACCTGGTAGTCCGTCGAGCCCGGGACGACGGCGCTGTCGGTCGGCGGCGTCGTGTCGCCTGCGCCGCCGCTCGTCGCCTGATCCTTGCGGATCGACCACGCGATCGAACGGTCCGCGCCGGAGACCTTGACGACCGTGACGTCCCAGCCGTCGCCGAGCAGCTTGCGGCGCAGGATCACGGGCGTGTCGCCGACGACCGGCGTGACGTCCTCGACGACCCGCTGCGTGCCGTTGATCGTCTCGTAGAAGCGCACGCGGTAGGCGTCGCCGGCGGCGAGGTTGCCGAGGTCGATCCACGCTTCGAGCGACGAGTCGTCGGCCGGCGAACTCGCCGGGTTGAACGCCGCGTTCCTCGGCAGCGACCATTCGGTTATGGAGATCGTGGCAGCGTTCGTCGCGACGACGTCGACGCGCGAGTCCGTGCGGATCGACCAGCCGATCGCGCGGTCGGCACCGGCCGTGCGCGTGACCGTGAAGTCCCAGCCCTCGGCGAGGATGAGGCGCTCGGAGCGCCAGGGCACGGACCGCGCGCCGGTGACCGTGCCGATCAGGATGGAGCGCTGGGCGCCCCCGTTGACCTTTTCGCGGAGGCGGATCTGGTACTGGTCGCCGGCGACCATGTTCGAGAAGTCGATCCACGCTTCGGCGTAGACGTGCGTCGTGAGCGACGCGATCGACGTCGAGTTGTTGTTGAGGCTGTACTCGGTCGTCGAGATCGTCGCCGAGCCGTTCGCGATGACGATCGACACGGCTCAGACTCCCGCTCCGAGGTCCCAGAACCCGGCGTGATCTGCGCGGATCAACCCGGTCAGCACGACGGTGACCGTCCGGTCCGGGTTGACCACGATCGAGACAAGATCGAGGCCGAGGTTCGTCAGGTGTTGGAGCATGTCGGCGAGGGACGCGCACGCCTGCGCGCGCGTCTGGGCGGTGATTGCGTGCAGAGTCGTGTACGTGACGTTGGCCATCAGCCGACCACTCCGTAAGCGACACCCGAGACGCCCGTGACCGCCGCCGCCGAATGTTGAGCGCGGACGTACACGTGCTCGCCCGCGGCCCCGACCCCGTACCCGTCGATCGGCGTGCTCATGATCAGCTGCTCGTTCGAATTGAAGCCGACGCGTTGATTGCGGATCACGTTGCGCTTGGCACCGGCTTGCCCGATGGCCATGTCGACGTAGCTGATCGCGGAGGCTCCGATCGCGGCGTTGTTGACGCCCAATCCGACCTGCCAGAACCACGGATTGTCACCGGCCGCGATCGTGCCCACGTCGACGTAGGCCCCGTCGCTGGTCGTTCCCTGCGTCAGGGCCGTTCCCGACGAGCTGGCCGGGGTGCTCCCGTAGGTGCGCACGCCGGATCCGACCTTGAGCAGATCGGGTCGCGAGGGCTGACAGAAGAGGCGCACGAACGAGTTGAAGGCCGCGGGCGCGGCGTTGTTCTGGGTTCCCTTGATCCCGATCGAAGCCCCGGCCTTGACGAGCAACGGAAAGTAGTACTCGACTCCGATCGAGAAGGTGGACCCGGCGTACGGCGCCGCGCAGCTGACGATCAGATCGGTGATCCAATCGGTGAAGCTCGAGCCGCCGGACGAATCCAGCCCGATCGTCACGAGCGTGTCGCGAGCGAACGTGTTCGCGCCGATGCTGTTCACGTTGATCAGGATTCCGTACGCGTCGTCGGTGACGGACGCGCCCGCGATCAGGGAGACGTAACCGCCGTAGGCGTTATTGCCGGGCGTGACCGACACGCCCGCCGCGGCCACCGGTCGTGTGCCGTCGGCGCCGAACGAATCGATGACGAGGCTGAACTCGTTGAAGTCGGAGAGCGTCGACACGTCACGGCGTCCCGTTGCTCGAATGGACCGTGATCCGCGACGTGTCGTGCACGGCGAGCTGGCGCGTGCTGATCGCGATCGTCGCGCTGGAACCCGGCGCGGGCGCCGTGCCGATCTTCACGAGCGTCACGTCGAGCACGCCGGCGACGCCGGCGACGAGGACGCCGCTAGCGTAGACGGGGAAGCACGCCGCGCCGATCGAGCTCGCGACCGCGTCCTTCCCGGTCGCTTGCGCCTGCCCGTACGCGACGATCGCCGCCTGGACGAGCGCGTCGCCGTTGCTCGGGTAGACGTTGGGGTCCTTGATCAGGGTGACGTCGTCGTAGATCAGGATCTGCGCCGGGCGCGAGAACTTGACCGTCTGCGCGGTGCCCTGCGAGTCGACGACGACGCCGGTCGTCGTCCCCTGGTAGGCGACGCCGGCGGCTACGCTCGCGAACATGCAGTTCAGGACGTCCTGATCGGCGCCGCCCTGGACGAGGGCCTCGACGCTGTGCGGCGGCATGCCGTCGACGTTCGTGACGTCCGTGTTGTTGACGAACACCGTCGCGCTCGTGACGCCGGAGACCTGCAGCAGCGCGGCGCGGATCGCGTTCTGCGTCGCGACGCCCGGCGCGGAGAGTTCGGCGACGCGCAAGAGGCGCAACGCCGAGTCGGTCATCACGTTCGCGCCGACCTTCGCGTCGAGCAGGTTGATCACCGACGACCATCCGCCGACCGGCGTCTGGATGACCGAAATGTCGCGCGAGACGCCGACGATCGGGCCGGTGCTCGCGGAGGCCGCCGCGACGTCGACCGCGCCGGCGCCGTCGCCGAGGTACGTCCACGTGACGCCGCCGTCCGCGATCGAACTCGCGGTCGTCGTCGGGCCGCCCGAGCCCGCGCTCGTGCCCGCGATCGTGCACTGGTACGCGCGGCTCGCGTTCGTCCGCCGGTCGCCGACGTTGTAAGCGGTCGTGGGCGCCCACGCGGTGAGCGCCGCGATCGTCGCGCCCGCCGCCGTCGCGAACGGCGCGCCGGTGCTCGCGGTCTTCGCCTGCGAGCCGGCGTTCACGACGGTGGTCGGCGTGCCGGTGAGCGTCAGCGTCACCGTGGACGAGCTCGCCGGCGCGCGGAACGTTCCGGTCAGCGCGGCGAGGGAATCGAGGGCCGCGCCGGTCGCCTGGTTCGGGTCCTGCGACGCGTTCACCGCGTTCGCGAGGTCCCACAGCAGCCCCTCACGCTCGGCGAGGATGCCGATCAGTTGCCCGAGCAGCGACGCGCTCGACGTGTCGACCGACGCGCCGAACGCCGCCGTGATCGCCGCGGCCAGCTCGCCGCGGATCACGTCCTGGGTCTTGGGAACGAACCCCGTGCTCGTCAGGCCGTACGTCGTCACCGCGCGCAGGCTCGCGCCCTTCGCCAGTCCGACGCCGGAATTACACCCCGAGCGCGAGGGTGTCGACCGGCGTGTCGCCGAACGCGGTCTTCACGGCCCACAGCACGGTCAGCGACCGCGAAGGACCGTCGAACGTGACGGTCAGGGTCGAGATCGAGAGGACGCCGGCGACCTTCAGCAGGGCCGCGCGGAACGCGACGAGCGCCTTCGCCTGGTCGTACTTCTGCCCGAAGATCGCGTGCGCGGCGTCGACGCCGACGCGCTCGAAGTAGGGCACGCCCTGGTCGAGGTCGAGGAACCACTCGCCGGCGATCGTCGCCATCGCGATGCGGCAGCCCTGGACGACGGCGGCGACGCCGGTCGTGAGCACGGGAGGGATGACGACATCGCCGGTCGACGTGTTCAGCATGAAATCGATGGGGTCGGTCGAGAGCACGTCAGCCTCCCTTCAGCGTGGACGTCCCGACGGACGGCGTGGTCGCCAGCGGCACCGGCGCGGCGGTCGGCGTCGGAGACCCTGGCCCCGGCGCGTAGAGGTGCGTGTGGCTGTTGAACGAAGTGATCAGCGCGTCGACGTCCGACTTCAGCGCGAGTGCGCTCGATCCGCCTGCCTGGATGTCGCTGCCGCTGATCTCGATCGTCGGGCCGCCGTCCTTGCCGAGCGACATCGTCGAGCTCGGCGCGTTGCCGAGCGCGTGCGCGAAGTCGCGCAGCCCGGGGATCGCGATCGCGTCGCTGAGATGGTGCCGCCGGTCGTCCTGCGGGTCGACCTCGCCGCCGAGCGCGAGCCAGCGGTCGATGCTCGAGCTCGCGAACACGAGCAGCACTGTGTCGCCCTTCGCGATCGGGAACGTCACGCGGAAGCCGCCGGCGCCGGGGAACACGACCGGGACGCCGGCGACGACCGGGAGCCGCTCGGCCTGGCGCTTCCCGGCCTCGTCGAGGTAGCCCTCGTAGACCAGCGGCTGGACGTCGACGCTCTGCTTCGTCGCGTCGTAGGTCTCCACGCGCGCCGGCAGCGCGACGCGCGCGTTCTTCAGCCCCGCGACGATCGCGGCGCGGAGCACAGTGCCGAGGTCGGGGGTCGCGGTCTCGCTCATGTTCGCTTCGCCTGGGAAGGGGTTGCCTCGATGTCGGTGGTCCAGTCGTCGCCGTGCGTGTCGCCGGCGTGCGTGACCTTCGTGACGCGGAAGACGCCCTCGATTTGCGAGCTGCTGACGTCGACGAGGCAGCCCGGCGTGAGCTCGGGATAGAGCAGCGCCTTGACGTGCAGCTGGGCGGGCGCGCCGTTCTTCTCGGGCGAGCCGAACACCGGCGCGCCGATCATGCCGCTGCTCTGGTCGAGCGTGAGCGCGGCGCCGTTCGTCGGGTCCTGATCCTTTAGGATCTGCAGCCGCCCGTCCTGCACCGACCAATGGTAGCCGAACGGCGCGAGCAGGCGCGTGAGCTCGTCGCGCGCGGGGCCGTGCAGCGAGCGGCCGGTCGCGAACTGCGCCTGCAGGTCGGACGACGCGACGACGTCGGACGGCAGCTGCAGCCCCATCGCGTCGGCGGCGTCCTTGAGCGCGGTCGCGACCGTCGTGCCGGCCTTGTAGGAGCGCGACGTTCGCGCGGCGCGGTACGCCCGCTCGCCGTCGCCGAGCTGCAGGATCGTGCTCCAGTCGACCCCGTCGAGCACCGAGCGCCCGTCGCGCAGGTCGCCGGTGAAGACGTGGCGCAGCGTGTCGTCGTGTCCGGCTTGCAGGTCGACCACGAGCGGCTTCGTCTGCAGCGTCGCGCGTGTGTGCGTCGCGGCGTTCGTGATCGTCACCGTCGCCGAATTCGGCGTCGAGTCGAGCGACTTGTCGACCTTGAACTGCACGCGCAGCCCGGTGATCTCGATCGCGTTCGGCTGCTGCTCGAAGAACTGCGAGTTGGCGCCGACGAACCCCACGGGCGCGGTCTGGTAGACCGTCACCTTGCACGCGCGCTTGAAGAGGCGATTCCCCATCGGTCACGCGTTCGTGTTGTAGAGCGCGTCGGTGACCGACATGACGACCACGACGACGCGCGTCCCGAGGTCGTCGTACGTGGCGTCGCGACCCGCGTTCGACAGGTCGACCGGCGTCAGCATGTACTTCTGGAAGAACGGGTCCGTCGACGCGCAGCCGAGGTTCGCGCCGAGTACGATCTTCAGGCCGCTCGCGATCGGCGTCCCGTCCTGCCGGGCGACGTCGAGGTACCAGGCCGCGTCGCGCGCGTTCCACCGCACGCGGAAGCCGTACTGCACGCCGTCGATGGCGCTGCCGAACGTGTAGTCGGCGACGGACGGGACGAGGGGGAGGGCGCGCGGCATGGGCTACGGCTTCTCGTCCCCGGTGACGAGCTGGAAGCTCTGGCCCGGGTTCGAGACGGGCTGCCGGGTTTTCGGGTCGAGGTTGACGAGGCCCGCGTTGTCGTTCGCCTCCTGCTGATCGGTCTTGACGAACGGCCCGTCGTGGAACTCCCACTTGCCGCCGGGCAGCGGCTGCGCGCCGTACCGCCAGCGGCCCGTCGCCCCGGCGCCGAGCGACGGATTGGGCGCGCTGACGTCGAACCACGAGCCGTCGCCCGGATCGACCTGCGCCTGGATGATCTTCGAGTTGCCGAGCGGCTTGTTCCCGAGCTTGGACTGCTTGCCGTTGCTGGGCGTCGCGACGCGCACCGTCGTGCGGTTGTTCGTCACGAAGATGACCTGTTGGAACGTCGCCGAGAAGCGCAGCGCGGCCCCGGTCTGCGCGTCGCGCGGGACCGACAGCGCGCTCATCACCATGTTGTCGAACGTCTTGAGCGACGTCGCGATCGTGACGGGCTCGCGCGCGTCCCGGATCGCGAGCAGCACCTGCAGCGCGTCGACGCTCGGCAAGAAGTCCTCCTGGCCGTTGTCGCCCTGGTTGTCGCGCAGGTCGGCGATCTTCCCGATCGGCGTGTCGGAGACGACGCCCTCGATCGTCACCTCGATCGGCTTGGGGCGCACGTTGTCCGTCACCGCGCCGCCCTGCTCGACGGGGTACTCGGTCACGTCGCTGTCGAAGTTGTGGTCCTCGGAGACCGACACGTCGATCACGTACTTGTTGATCGTGACCGTCTGCTTCTTCAGCTGCGGCGTGCTCGTCTGCGTCATTGGTCTGCGCCCCCGGTCGCGGCGTGCGCGGTGCGCATCTGCGCGTCCCAGTGGTCCTTCACGCGCGCGTCGACCTGATCGGCGACGGCCTTCGGGTCGGCGTTCGGCGAGCTGACGTTGAAGGTCGTCGTGCTGTTGTCGTTGACGACCGTGCCGGTCGCGGTCTGGACGCCCGATCCGGCGCGCGGAGCGACGGACACGGTGTTCATGTTCCGCGCGCGCTGCGCGTTGAACTCCTCCTCGGTGCCAGAGAACTGGCCGGCGGCGACCGCGGTCTCGTACGCGCCCTCCTCGGCCTCGTCGCCGACCACCTGCCGAGCGACGAACCCGGCGCCCTTGCCGAGCGCCTCCGCGAATTGCCGCAGCACGGGGATGTGCGTGACCTTGTCCCCGAGCCACTCGGCCTTCGCGGCGATCCACTCGAACGCGGCGGTGAAGGCGTCCTTGATCGCCGTCGCGACGTCGACGAAGAACCCGCCGATGCCCTTGCCGATCGCCTTGAGCCCCTCCCAGAACTCGCGCGCCTGGCGCGCGATCCAGCGGAACACCGTCGCGAAGACGCCCTTGCCGGTCGTGATCGACTTCCACAGGTCCATCACGACGAGGACGATCGCGGCGATGATCGCGACGACGAGCGCGACCGGCCAGAACGCCAGGAGCCACGCCGCCGCGGCCTCGACCGCGAACGCCGCGATCACGGCGCCGAGCGCGACGATCACGGCCGTCGCGAGGTCGGAATGCTCGTCGAAGAAGTCGAAGATCGCGACGCACGCCTCGACCGCGAGCCCGAGCCCCTTGAACACGATCGTCAGCGCCGCGACCGCGGTGTGGATGCCGGACTGGATCGCCTCGCGGTTCGCCTGCACCCAGTCGAGCACGCTCTCGGCGAGGTCCTTCAGCGCGGGCAGGAGGGCGACGGCGATCTGCGTCTTGATCCCCTGCCACGTGCCGGACAACCGCTTCTGCGTGTGCTCGAGCTCCTCGAAGCTCTTCGCGGTGTCCTGGTCGACGACGATGCCGAGCCGCTCGGCCTCCGCGCGGAACGCTTCGATGCCGTCGCGGCCCTGGTTGAGCATCGGGATCAGCGCGGTGCCCGAACGCCCGAACAGGTCGATCGCGAGCGCCGTCTTGTCGGCGTTGTCGGGCATCGCCTTGAACTTGTCGGCGAGCAGCTCGATGGTCTGGCCCAGGTCCTTCGACTTGATCGCCGGGTCGGACATGCTGACGCCGAGCTTCGCGAAGGTCTCCGCGACGGGGCCGCTGCCCTTCGTGCGGGCCTCCTCGAGGCCCTTCGCGAGCTTCTGCATGCCGACCTGCATCTCCTGCGCGTCGACGCCGGAGACCTTGGCCGCGTAGCCGAGCTCCTGGATGTCCTTCGTGCTGACGCCGAGCTTCTGCGACAACCGCTCGGCCGCGACCGCGGCGTCGCCCACGCTCTCCACGAGCTCGACGACGCCCTTCACGGCCTCGAAGCCGATGAAGAAGCCGAGCGCGCGCTTCATGTTCGTGATCAGCTCGGTGCCGCGCGCCCACGATGCCTCGTTGACCTGCAGACCGAGCGACGCGAAGAGGGACGCGACGTTCACCTACGCCTCCGTCCCTTCGATGCCCTGGCTTCGGCCTCGTCCCAGTCGTCGGCCGCGACGTTCAGCAGGTCGACGTCGTCGAGGCTCATGCTTTCGAGATCCGACCACGTCACGTACCTTTCGAGGACGAGCCGGTAGCAGGGCCACTCCGGCGCGACCTCAGGATGCAGCGTCAGCTGGACGGCGTCGGGTCGGGCTGCGCGGACCCGCCGCTCGCGGCGAAAAAACCGCCGAGGTTCACCTCGAGCGCGAACTTCCACGCGCCCCACAGCGCGTCGACGTCGCCGTCGAACGCCTGGTCGACGATCGCCTTCGACGTCAGGTCGAACTTGACGGGGCGGCCGTTGCCGTCGTCGCGCACGACCGAGGTGCACACGAGCATCTCGAGCAGCAGCGCGTCGTGCGCGGCCTCGTCGAGCTGCGACACCATCGCGGCGAGCGCCGGCGCGAGCTCGGCGACGTCGGTCGCCTTGAGGTCGTCGTACTTGAGCGACTTGCCGCGCAGCGCGCCGGCCGCGGGCGCGAGCAGCTTGATCAGCTTGAACCGGAGGCGCGAGCCGCGCGTCGCGGGCAGCTGGATCGTTGTG